TGTATGTGTGTGGATGGTATCGGGCCGTAACTAACCTGCGAGCGGCAGACCCTACGAGCCCTTACCCGGGGAGGATAAGAGCTGGGGCGGCGCCTAAGGCTTGGCATGAGCACTATCACGAGAACGGCATCCCCGTCTCTGACTGGCGCGACTCGAGAGACGTGGATCTCAGCGGGGTCCACCCTATGACCCCGATCGCTGAGGACTGCTACATGCGTGCGGCAGCCTCCGCGTGCATGCCGGTGAAGAAGGCCAGCATCGCTAGCATGGCGAGCTACCGCGCCGCGCCGAATTACGAGAAGCGAAAGCTACTCTACGCTGCGATGTGTCCCGACCCCGTCGACGCGGAGGCGATGTGGGAGAAGCTCAACGACGTTGGACGTGAGATGGCTCCTCGAAGTACGGTAATGCCCAAGCACGATTTCGTCGCTACGCCGGATATCTCCACCGGGGCCCGCTTCGAGAGGCAAAAGGACACCGCTCGGCCCTTCTACCAGCTTAACGCTCCGTGGGCTGCGATGAAGAGCCACGCGATGGACTACATCAAGCGGTTCCTTCGACTCGAGCCGACCAGTATGTTCGGCGTCGACACTAGGACGAAGCAGGTGCGACTGCGTGCCGCCCACAAAGACCCGGGAGCGTCCGCTCGTCAGATCAAGATCTCTGACGACAAGAAGAAGTACTCCCCTCACATGGCACCTGAGGGTAGGCAAGATCCGATGGAGGTCTTCGTCGAGATGTCAGGCCAACCAGCCCTTCGCGCTGTTACGGCTAGCATGAACGACGCTGACCTCCACTACCGCGTCGTCGCTCACATGGTCAAGTACCCGAACGGGGGAACGGACAAGGAGGGTCTGGACGCGCCTCTCAATACCTGGGCGGAAGTCTGCGGCCAGCTAAGAGTCGCGTTAGTGTGTGCGGAGAGACGCTGGATGCTGGACAAGGTGGAGTTCCTGGCGTTCATCGACGACGCCCTCCGGACCGCGCGCTTCGATGTGAGGGGGGGCTTTCCAACGGACGCGGCCATCAGCGCCTTCGTGGAGGAGGTTGAGCTCACGGAACGGGCGATGTGTCGCGAGATGTCATGGGACAAGACGTTCGTGAGCGAGCGCTTCCACTCGATGCTCAACGAGCATTTCGACGATGAGCACTGCATCTGCGCCGGAGCCAAGGCCTTCCTCGCCATGAACGAGATCAACCTCAAGTATCTCGTGGACGCCGGGTCCATGGAGGAGGAGTGCTTCGGCAAAGCACAGGGCTGCTACGTCGCCGCGTGCCCGAGTGATCTCTGCCATTACT